TATCGGTTTATAACAGGTGTTATCGTTGTTATCTTTTGCCCATCGTTTAGCCATTCCTTTCTTACCTGCTTCGCTTTTCTTCTTGCGAATCTGTTCGTATTTGCGTAGGTCACGCTTTAAGTTTTGTTTAATTGGTTCGAAACAAACTTCTGTAAGTAAGTCCTCTGTTTCCGGGTTCAAGTCGTTGACGTATTCTAAAACGTGCTTAAACAACTTACCTGCTTGTTCGTCACTCAACTTCTGAACCGTGTGTATTAAGTCGCAATAAAGTAAAAAACTTTTCTTGTTATCTGCCATAAGGTTGTAAAAAAAAAGTGTAACGCTTTCGGTGGGTAGGAACACTTACTAACGTCACACTTAAAAAAAATTTGATTGTCCTACCAACATTGCAAATATAAGAATTAATACAAATTATTATCCAAACGCCTTTTAATTATGTTTAAACCACCTATAGTAGTTGCTTTTCGTACGTCTTCTTCTAGGTTGTATTCTTTCTTAGTTCCGTCTTTATGTAGAAACAACGTTTGGTAGTATTCTATGTCTGTTAGTAAAACTTCGTCTTTTACTTCCATCAAATACCTGTAACGTCTTACACCGTGCATTACTGTAGCGTGATCACGATTGAAGTATTTGCCTATTTCTTCGTAAATCATTCCGTGTCTACGCATAACGTTATACAGGTACATTCTACGGTGTATTATTGGTGCGTGTCTTGCTTCTGTGTCAAGTCCGTCTTTCTTTATTAGTTGTTTAATCAAGTCTAGCATATATCCAAGTTATTAGTGCACAGTAAATTATTTCTATTAGTCGCATAGTTCTACTTTTATTATTAGTCCTTTCCAAAGTTTAAAAGCGTTTATTGCATCGTGTCTATTGTATGCCTTTAAGTATTTAATTGCGTAGCTTACAGGTGCGTTTGTATCGCTTCCTGCGTATTGTTTGTAAGTTATTCTGTAAGTGTTTAACATTTCTTCACGTTTTAGTAAGTAATCAAAATATAGACTGTTGTTGAAGTTGTCCCAAAATTCTAGTTTAAATGGATCATTCATCTTTTTATAGTTTTTTAAATATGATTAGTTTGTACTTGAAAATATTCAAGATGTACTTTACTTCGTATTCCTGTTTAGCCATCTTTAGTTGTCTTCGTTTAACATTCGTTCTAATTCTGAACATATATCTTGCTTAGAATAGTATAGAGTGCCGGAACATTCAAGCGTGTCCATTCTAACAAAGGTTACTGTTTGTTCGTGTTCTTCGTATTGTATTTCGTCAGTAAAGCCGTTAAAGCTTACCGCTTCTTCTTGCCAATACGTTTCAGTTTCTATGCAAACTCGAAACTCAGTATCGTGTATTCCAAACTCTACTATATCGTCTTCGTTCTTAAATATTTCTATCTCTCCTTTCATCTTATCCAAAAATTAAAATAGTGTAGTAATACATCGTAGCCAAAGTGCATAAATATACTATGCCGTAAATCGTATCTTTTATTCCGTCTTTCATTATTTAAGTGTGTTAAGTTGTTTAGTAAATCGTTCGTTTAATCTGCCGATGCACATAGTGTATATGATTATGTTGTGTTCGTTTTTCTCTCGGATGCTGTCAAACTCTAATCCTGCGCCAAAGCCGTTAGACCATTCGGCGTTGTCAATTCTTTTCTCAAAGTGTTCGATTGCTTCCTGTATTTCAATAAGCAATTCAAGTTTTTCTGTTCTGTTCATTTTTTTAAGTGTTAAATTAATTGTGTATACAAATCTAACAATAAAAACGAATTGTTAACAAAAAAAGTTACGTTTTTAACAAAAAAGTTTTAAAAAAGGTGTGTAAGTCTTGCTACTTGTCCGTTTTCACGGTGGTGAATAAAACCTTCTACTGCTTTGGGTGCGTGTTGGTAACCTTTCTTGTGATGCCAAGAATCAGTTCCCGATGGTGAACGGAGTGATTCGCAAGTGATTCCAATGTAATCTTTAGAAAATTTGTGATGCACGTGATGGGTGTAAATGTATCTGTGCTTAGTTTCAGACCATTCTACAGGAAATTCTGTAGCCATAAGCAATGGTAAGTCTTGGTGCTTTGCACCGTCTCCGTGTGTAGTGCCTATTAAGTTTTGTCCGTATTTATAACCTTTACGGTGTGCTATTGAACAGTCGAAGCTTATATTTTTGCAGTTTCTGAAGTGCGTTTTTATGACGTCTGCAAGAAAGAAACCTGTTTGGTAGTCGTGATTACTTGGATTAAAAGTAAAGTGTACGTCTGCTACTGAGATCAACTGCAACAAAATATCTACATAAAGTTGTTTAGCTATTAAGAAATTGCTGTACCACTGTCCGTCTGTATCTTGTGGCGTTCCGGCAGTAGTTTTGTGCGGTGTGTCTATGTGTAGAATATCGTTACCACCGATAAATAAAATCTTATCTATAGGAAAACCTTGCGCTTTGTTTAAAATGCCTTGTACGCCTTCTTTTACACGTTTAACAGCAATTTGATTGTTGTAGTCTTCGCCTGTTTCAAAACTATCCGCTAGTTTGCCTATATGTATGTCTGCAGGATCAACAACAAGTAGATAATCTTTCTTTTTTTCTTTGCGTACTAACTTAGGAAACTTAGGTGCAAATTCTTTTAAGTCTTCTATAAGCTTTTTGCTTAGTTCTTCTAGTTTGTTTTCTGCTTCGTCTTTATGTAGTGGGTTTTTAAAGAATAGACTTGCTTGTTTAGTTTTAAGCCATCCGTGTTTTACGCTATTGACATCTACACCTGCTTCTTCTGAAGCTGCTTTTAAACCTCTATAACGAAACAGAATTTCTGCTTCATCCGGTGTAAGTCTATAACGCTTATTCTCACTCATACATATTTGTTAACTACCTTACCAACTATAAACAGAAAACCGCCTACAATACAAAGCCCAATAATTAGCCACATATAGTTTGGTTTTTTACTTGCTTTTGCTTTCTGTACTTCTATTCGTGTCACTTGGCGTATAGTGTCTCGGTGTATCTTGTATTCAATTCGTGTTTCTAACCTTGTTTTTGGCACGAATACGTTTTGATAGTGTACTATTGTATCTTTTGACGAAAAGTAGCGTTCGTAAACCACAGTATCGTTTCTTACTACAGGTATGCTATCAATTGTTGCGATTCTAATCGTGTCGCTTGAAATAAGCGGTTCTAAGCCACGTTTAAGTGCCTTTCTATAGTGATAGTTCGCTGAGCAAGAAAACAGCGTTAAAACGCAAATAAGGCTATAAATTCGCATATTCTTTCTGTACGTCAAAACACGGACAACTTTTATTGGAGTATTGGTTATGACCGTGAATCGTCATATCTTTATTGTACTTGTATATTAATTCGTGCATAAGTTTTATAAGACTATCTTTTTGTGCTTGTGTTCGTGTATCCTTCGGCTTCTTCATATCCTTAGTCATACCTCCAACGTAACAAATACCAATGCTGCCTTTATTCTCATGTGCACAATGTGCGCCGATTCTGTTTATATTACGACCGGTCGAAATTTTACCGTCAAGGTGTATAACATAATGATAACCTATATCGTTAAAGCCACGTTGTAAGTGCCATTTTCTTATTGTGCTTACGCTTACTTTACGTCCTACGGGAGTAGCTGAGCAATGGATTATGATCTTATTTATCGTTCGCATTTATGTCTTTGAAGTCTTGCGTTACTTCTTTGGCTCTAGCAAATAGATTCTTTAGACTCTGCCAAATGTCGATTCCTTTTACAGATTTTACGTTTTCGTTCATACTTATTATTTCAATACTTACTAAAACTAAAGCTAATATCTTAGTGGTCATAAGTTCAACACTAAAAAATGTTAACACTATATCGTTCAAAATGTAGTAGTCTATCAAGTAGAATAACATAACCGTAACTTCGTACAGAAGTATCTTGGATATGATCGCACTCAGTTTTCGTGACGTTACAGGCGTTTTTAGTTTTCGTGCTTTCCATACACCGGTTAAAGTGTCAAGAATTACAGAAACACCGATTAAAATAAGAATGCCTGAAATAGGCAAAAAGAAGCTGCTAACAATTGCGAGTAATTGCATGGAATAGTTGTTTAGTTTAGTTAGTAGCAAAAGTAACTGTAATTTCATTGCTCAAGTTGTTCGGTTAGTTGGAAAGTTAAGTAAATTATAAGAAAACACGAAATACATCGTAAGTGAAAAGCACTAGTCCAAAACAAACTGAACGCTGCTATGTAACCGGTTATAAAATATAATATTGCTAAAACTTTCGTGTGCATTATTCTACAGGTAAAGGTTCAGACCACTCATCGGTAGCCATAAGTTGCAAAGCCTCATCGTGATTCATTGCTTGTAAAATCTCTACGCTTCCGTCACTTATAAAGGAAGGTACTGCATCGTACTTGATTATGAACTCTGTTTCATCTAAACTTTTGCGGATCGTTTCTGCTGAAGTTTCGTGTATCTGTAAAAAGTCAATCAACCCTAAATCTGCTGTGCTAATTGTTGCGTATGTTTCTGCTATTTTCTTACTCATTTTTTATTCGTTTTTATGTTGGTACGTCTGTTACTATGTTTCCACTCGTCATGTTAGTCATTGTTCCGTTGTTTCCTCCCGAACCATTATCAGTCAAAATCGGAAAAGTGTCAGAATCTCCCATGCGATACCATAGGAGCGGATTGTATGTGGCAAGCGAGGCAGGCACTCCCGAATTGTAAATAGCCGTTACATCGCTTTGAGAGAGTTCTGATGAAAATACCGCTACCTCATCAACACCACCCACAAAAAATTGCGTAGTTAAATCCCTTGAACCAACAAAAAAGTCTCCTGTAATTGGGGCATAACTTAGAAATAATTGGTTAGTGATTTCCTTTACGCCATCTACATAAACATTGTTAACCGTACCTGATGCTTCATATCTTGCAGTTTGTACTATATGATGCCAATTACCATCTGCTAAGTCTGTTGTGCTTTGAGAGCTACCGTTACCTTGCACAAAAACAAATGCTTGTTTAGTTCCGTTTGTCAATATTCTTATAGGACTGCTATTTGGAAATGTTTGAACGTAAGCACCTATTGGACTATATGATGTAAATGTATTTAAACTTGCCTTGTTTATCTTAACCCAACAAGAAAACGAAACGTTTGGATAGGTAGTATATGATAAATTCAACCCTGTACTTACAAAGTCATCCACGCCGTCAAACCTTGTCGATAATGTGTTACTGAAAGACGGAGTAGTTGACGTTCCTGTTAAGTTAGTTTCAGGACTATAACTTAGTCCGTGTATTTTTCCCCAATTAATTGTATTGCTCATATCGTTCGTGTTTATGTAGGTACGTCAGTTGAAAAAGTTGTAAAGTTTACCATAGTTCCATTATTTCCACCGCTTCCGTTATCGGTCAATGTAGGCGAAGTATCACCATCGCCGCATCTGTACCAATTTAGAGGAGAAAGACTACTGATGTCGTTAGGTACACCACTACCGTAAATAGTGCTTACATCACTTGCGGATAGTGCCGTTGTAAAAATAGAAACCTCATCTATTACGCCTCTCCAATAACTTGCAGTATAATTTTGTACTATTCGAGCGCCGATTTTGCTTCTCGTTACAGAGAAATCATCCCACCAAATAGATTTGTCACTTGAATTTAAAAAAGTTTGAGCAACTGCAACACCGTCAATATAAAGTTTTGGCTCAGTTCCATCGTGAACCAATGCAATATGAGTCCAATTCGATGAATTTAAAACCGAATTATCTGTTTCCACTTGCCATTTTGTGATGTGCGAAATACGAGAAATAGCAAATACTTTTCCATTTGAGTCACTGTATATTCCGATAAAAGTTCTATAAACGCCTCCGTCACTTACTATAAAGTATCTACCGTTGGTCAAGTCAGGTTTTATCCAAGCACTATAAGAACCTTGTGAAGTTGTTAAAGAGTGAGTTATATCTACTCGGTCATCAACACCGTCTGTTGATACGCTCTTTGTGTTAGTGAAAGACGAACCTACTTTAGCACCTTGTCCCCATCCTATACTATTATTTACTGCACCTTGACCGTATTCTATTGTATTCGCCATTTTCTTATGTTGTTATGTCTCCAAACAAATACCATGTATTCGTTGCTACTTTTAATATTGTTGCTACTGCGTATTGAGCTGCAAGTTTCGTCTTTCCGCCGCTTGAGTTTACCGTAACTCCCGATGTTGGTGTAACCGTTATTTGACCTGCACCGCCTTGTATTATTTCAATCCGTGTTCCAATAGGAAAAGCCGTACCTGCGTTTGTTGGTATTCTTGCATCTATTGCACTACCGTTTGTAATTATAACGGTTTTATGCGCATCCGTCAAAACAAGGTTATAAGTTGTAACCGTTTGCTCGTTTAGCGTACTATCTTTAAGCTGCGCACCGTTGATCTTCTTAGACACAAAACCACCACTACCGTCACTTTCGGCTATAGCAAATTCGTCTGTACTTGCTAAGTTGCTACTTTTTGCCGTTATCTGACTTATTCGTATTTCTGCCATAGTATTTTTTTAAATATAATTCTAAACGCTTTACGTTTTTTGCTTTCGGTTTGTATTTTAAAGTACCCATCCTTCGAAGTTGTTGTAACTGTTTGGAAAAACGTCTGAACCTGTGTTAGCGTTGTATTCCGGAAACAAGTTATTGTTTTGACAAATGTAGTCTATAAATCTTTCTTTGTAGTGTTCGTAAGTTTTACGTTCACGTTCCATCAAAAAGTCTATTTCGTTTTTACTTACCGTTTCACTATTTTCTGCACCGTGTTTATATACGCCTTTGTTGCCTATTGTAATTGCCGCAAAAGGAAGAAATTCTAACATACTTGCGTGGATAAGGCACGGTTTAATATAAGTCGTTAGAAGTGATAAATACGGATCGGCTAAAGTACCTGCTATGATGTCTGCTTGAATCTTTTCTAGTAGCTTCGTGCCTAACATACCTTGTATGTGTATGTCTTGTGCTATAGAAACGTACTGAATAAACTTGTCTACGTCTACGTTACCGTTTACAGTCGTAAACTTTCGAACATCGTTTTGTGAAATTAAAAGTGCTTTTGCCATTATTGCCAATATTTTCTTGTGTTAGGATTGTTTGGAGAGTATCCTTTAGTCCGTGTATCTCTTGGTCTTGTGCTAACTAATTTTGGGTTTCTGATTTCATAACCGTACTTTTTAGCTTTTGCACCTGCAATTTGTCTTGCTCTTGGGCTTCTTACGTCAATTCCTGTGCCTTCAAAAGCTACATAAATCTGTTTGTTCCACCGATGAAAACAACGTGCGCCTCCGTGGTGTAACCATATCGAATAAACGTCTGAGCCAAACTCACCGAAGCCGGGGTTTACAGGTTTGTTAGTCATCGCAAGTATGTCTTCTTTACGATATATCTTGTTAGCAGCCATCATAGCTTTACAAAACTTCCTAGTTTTGCTTGTCGTTTTACCTGCATAAACGTACCTAGTAATAAACTTAATACCGTCTATAACTTCGTCTTGTTCACTTTTTGCGTTTGGTCTTGCAGTTCCTGTAGAAACTAGGTTTATTAACTTGTCTTTAAAAGATAGTTCCGTTTTTATGTCGCTAGAAAGTAGTTCGTTTTCTTTGTCGTCTATGTCGTAGTCTACTTCGTATTCATCAAGCAAAAGCCAATCTTCTTTAGGTTCTTCACCTAAGTCTATGAAGTCTTGTAAGTCCTTGTTTACTTCGCTTAGTTCTACACCTGTTTCTTCTTCAAGTTCTTCACCGTCTAAAGGCACACCAATTTCTATAAATTCAAGTGGCTTCAGTGTCTTAAAGTACAAGTTCAAGCTTATACCGTTGTAAGCAAGTATTTCGTCAAAGGCATCTAGCAGCATTTCTTGCATCGGTTTTATAACCATATTCGAAAATAGTGCGAAACTGTCTTTTAGTTCATCGGAATTACTACTAAAACCTGTGCTTGTATTTGCTATTCCAAATAACAAAGGTGACGTACAATTATGCGACAACATAATTTTTTCTCGACATTCTGTACTTAAAGTAGAATACAAATCGGGTGCTAAATCTACGTTCATACTGTCAACCGTTGTTTTACTTTCTGCGTTGTTGTTAAAGGCAACTATTAACTTGTCACCCATAGTACCTGTCAAATTGTTTAAGACTTTGCTTTTTATTAAGTGTTGTTGGTCTTCACTTGGTACACCGTTGTTAAAGTTTACTACCGTCCTACCACTAAAGCCGTTGTTTACTTCGTTTATAAGATAAGTGCTTATGTCTTCTTCTAAAGCACAATAAGGTAAGCCACCGGTGTAGTCTACAAGTGCGAAATATTTCATTCCGACAGAATAAGGTCGAACCATCATAATTTCTAAACCTTCTTTTGAATAGCCGTAAGCAGGTATTCTTTTAGGTTTGTACTTCTTAACGTCTGACCAATCGTCACTATAGTAGTAAGCTTCTATTTCGCCTTCAGAATTGCACTTTTCCGGCCTTAGTAATTGTACAGGTATGTGATGAACGTTTACTATCTTTTTACGATCTTTAGAATAAATTACTTGCATAGCACACTGACCTAGAAGTTTAAGGTCTGTTACAAGTCTTCTTACATCCGTCTTTTTGAATAAAGACATCATTACGGCGTAGTCGTTTGGCTTTACCTTTGCATCTGTAGCGTTTAGACCTTTACCATATACTAGACGTGTTATGTTGTTTATAATAGCGTTATTCGTAGTGCTATTGGTGTACATATCTATAAGGTGATTGTAGTATAAATTATCTTCACCGTATTCTACCCAATCGTTACGCTTACTTTCCGTTATTATCGGTGCTTCGTAAGTGCTTAATTCTAATAAGTGTATGTTATTACTCATAAATTATAAATTCGTTATTTGAAACGTTTTGGGTGTATTCACCTTCGTTGACTGAATAGTTTACCACCGGCGTTTGATTAGTGCAAAATATTCTGTCTTTATGTACTGTCGTAGTTCCGTTTTTTAGTGTAAGCTTATAAAAGTTGTTTTCTACAAGACTAAAAGTACCGTTTACAAAGGTAGCGTTTATTGTGTCGTAATAGTCACCGTTTGTAAAACTTGTAATTGTAATTTCTTTTTCTTCGCCTGTTGCTTCGTTCTGTACAAGTAGCTTATCGTAAGTTTGGCTTCTTGGTATGAAGCTAAAACTTTGTTCTGTTGCTATTGCTTGAAGTATTACCATACTATAATAACTGAAAAACACAAAATTTGTGCTTTGCAAACGATTTTCTTACATTTGTTTTAAATTATAATTATGAGACAAAAAGATAGAATATTTTACAATAAAGTTTTAATTACTCAAGGATTGAAGGTCTGTAGTAAATGTGGTAAAATAAAAACTTTAGAAAATTATGGCATAGACAATAATCTTAAGTGTGGGTATAGGTCAAAATGTAAATGTTGCATAAAAAAAGACATTAATTCTAAGTCTTATATACAAAAAGAATTACAACGTAGACAAAAATATAAAACTAATGGTTTGTCTAAAAAAATTAAACAAAATAGAAAAAATAAAATTCAAAACGCTTACGATAAATTCAAACAACAAGCAATTTTACAGTTAGTTGAAAAAGGTTATAAACAAATAAAACAAAACGAAAATTTTTACATTAATGAATACGGTGACATAAAAAAAATACCTGCAAAGAATAAAAATAAAAAATTGAATTGGGAAATATATGATGCTTATGTAATAGAAAATTATTACGGTTATCTTAGATTTAATATGAACGGTAAAGTTTATCGCGTACATCAAATAGTAGCGCAGGAATATTTAAATCATAAAATGTGTGGACATAAATTAGTTGTAGACCATATAGACGGAAACATATTAAACAATCATTATAAGAATTTACAGTTAGTAAGTAACCACGAAAATTTAATGAAAGGTAGATATAGCAAAACAAAAGAAGAGAAGTTTCTAAAGTACATTAAAGACATAGAACGTTAGTAAAAAGAAAAAGCACCCCGAAAGGTGCTAAATCTACACTATGAAAACAAAAAAACTTAAGAAGTTATAATTTCTGCATCGTCAGTACCATTATTGAATACCGCTGCTAGTGTTGCTTCAGTATTACAATCTAAGAAATTCGCAGGAAGTTCTTCTTGCGCTTCAAAGGTTAAACCCTCATAGCCATTAAACGAATCAAGGCTACTCCCGGATGCTATAGTACCCGCATTCATATCTGCACCTTGATCAAGTCCCATTAAAAAGAATTGGTCTGTCATCGTTCTAATAACGATTCTAGGTCTACCGTAAGCAAGAAGCTTTACGTTTTTAGTAGTAGCAGCATCTTGTCTCTTTAGATTAATTACCAAAGTTTGAGTAAAAAAGGTCGTACCATTATCGCGCGATGTGTTAATTTGGGTATTGAAACTATTCGCAGTTGACTTCAATTCGTATTTGTATAAATGAAGTTGTGTTGTAGTGTCAACAGGCACCCAAGTGTCTATGACGTCTTCACTACCTGCAGGAGAAGTAAGGTATACCGCTGAATCTGAATTTAATTTATCGTAGTTGATTATGTAGATTGCCTTAAGCCCGGACACTGAGTCCTTGCATTGTTCAATTCTACCGTTGCTAATATCACAAGACATTTTTTTTAGTTTTATGAACAAAAAAAGCAGAAGGCATTTTACCTCCTGCTTTAATATAGTTCGTGGTTAGTATTAAGCGTAAATTACTACGTCTGAATTAATTCCCATCTGTACGGCTGCCGTAAATCTCATGACTACGCGCACGTTCTGTTCTCCTATCAACGACATGTCAATAACTTGGACTTCATTTGTATCATTCAATAGACCTGTGCCAAAGAACAAGTTAGACTTCTGTGCTGCCATCATTGAATTTGCAGGTAGACCTTGTGCTACAACTACAGGAATACCATCGAAACTCAAGTTTCCGTTGTTAAACCAAGTTGTACCTTTGTTGTCAACACCGTTAGCACCAATAGAAGAGAAACCTCCGAGTGCACGGATATAATTTCTTGCGACTCCGGGAGCGACATATATGTGTAAGTCATCCTTACCATAAACACCACTAGGAATTGCATCAACTACTTTACCCATTTCGTCAATTACGTTAGCAGCGGTTACTGTTGTACCTGTTACGGCAATACATCCACTACCACCTGCAGTTGCTAAGTAGTAGAATCCGTCAAATTCTCCTGCGTTTCCTGTTTGACCGCTCCAAATGTTAGATTCAATCTGTGAAGCTACTTTTGCTGCAGTATATCCAATTACATAGTCTTCGAAAGAAGCAGGTAAAGAATCAAAAGCAGAAAAGCCCATCTCAGCAGCTTGCCAAGTTGCGTGTAAATCTTTTTTACAAAGTTGTACGTTTACTTGGAATTCTTCCGGCTGAATAATTTTTTCAGTTAAAGTTAAAGTTCCATCTGCTGAAAAGTCGCACGTTGCGTCTTTCACGATGTCGTTGTAAGATGCTACTTGTAGTACAGACTTGTACTTTACGTTCGGCATCACGGTAATTAAACCGCTTTCTAAAGTTTGTGCACTTAAAAGTGCTGCAGAAATGTACTTTGAGGCGAATTCACCTGCATAGCTTGTTCCTGTCGTTACGGGGTTTGCCATAATTATTTATTTATTAATTTATTTGTTTATTTTTTACTTAGTTTCTCCATTACTCTATCCATAGTAGTTTTCGCTCTATTTTTAGAGAATTGGTGAAGTTCTATTTTCTCTTCGTTTTCCGGGTTGTGTGTAATAGGTTTAGCAGCAGGTTCTTCGTTTGAAAGTTCTACTGTTTCTTCTACTACTTCTGTAGTTTCTTCCGAAGTAACTTCTTCTGTAGTTTCGTCTTTTGAAAATTCTTCTTTGTTGTTGATCTTAGAAAGATGCTCTACTTCTGCTTTAAGTTCTTCGTTCTCTTTTTTCAAAGCTTCAATTTCACTAAAGAAAGTTTCTTTTACGATAGACTCAACAGTTTTCTTAACAGGTTTTGTTTCTTCAGAAGTTGCTTCTACTTCTTCTTTTTCTTCTTCTTTCGTTTCTACCTCTTCTTCTTCTTCTGCTTCTTTTTTCATTTCTGCTATAATACCTTCTTCTTTGATAACTAGCATTTCGCCATCATCACCGTCAAGTTTGTATTCGCCTACAGGCATAGGTATTTTTTGTTCGTCTTCTGTTACGATAGCAACTTGAAAACCTTCTGCAAATTCTTCTGCTTCGATTTTTGTTTGTCCGTCTTCTAGCATCCTTTCAGCTAGTTTAACTTCCATTCCAAGAAGTTCTCTTACTTTGTTTAAAATTGAATTATCTTTCATTTTGTTTATTTATTCGTGTTTTTGTTATTTTACCGATTTCAAAATATTTTCTGTGTCATTAATAGTTTTAGATAATTTAGAATTTACAGGTAAATCTTTTGGGTTTAAACCAAGTTCTTTAATTTTTTTTTCAGCGTCTGCTTGTCTTTTTTTTGCCGTTACTAAAACTTTTTCTATTCGACTTTTTTCTTTTTCTACTTTTGACAATAGTTCCTTAATAGATTTTGACGATGCACTTAACTCATACTCAAACTGTTCTAAAACATCAATAATTGCAAGTTCAACTTTTTCAGACTTTAATTCTGTCTTCTTGTCTTCTTTAGCAAGTTTGCTAAATACTTTGTTCATTTGTGGATTCATACTATAATAACTTTATTTTAAATTGTTTGTTGCATTTTCGTTTTATATCTTGCCTATGCCTTGCGCTCTAAGTGTGCCATCACAACACTTTGAGGAGTATGTGTTGTCTTTGCATAAACAACCTCTTTTGCCTCCTTTACCTGTGGCTTTACCTTGTGTTTCTTTTACCTTCTTTTTACGCATAGTTCGTGTTTATGACTTTAATTGTTTTACAATAGAACGCAACTCATCTTCTCTATTTTTTAAATCTTGCCTCAATTGCTTGGCTTGTTTTAATTCAGGTATTTGTCCTTCAGACAGTCCTAAATCTTTAACCATTTTAGACACTACCAATTCACTACTACCCAAATCAACTACAAATTTATTTATGGTTTTTAGTTTAGGTTCGGTTGTATTAATATAGTTAGCAATATTCTTTTTTTCTTGAATACGACTTTTACCTTCATCTACTTCAAATTTTGAAAGTTTTAGTGTGTCAATTGCCTTTTTTAAATTTTTATTTAGGCTGTCTATTGTACCAAGTTCAACTCTTTCAGAAGCTAATTTTGTCATTACTTTTTCAGTAATTTCTTTTTCTATTTGTTCTCTTAAATTCATTTTATTTTTTTTTAACACATTTACCGTTTTTCTTTACATACCCTTTAGGACATTTACCGTACATATCTACTGTGTGTGTTTCGCCTACCATGTACCACGTTTTACCTTCGTATTCGTGTTCGTGTATGCCTTCAACACCTACGTCTTTTGCTGCTTTTTCTGCCATGTCTTTAGAAGAATACGCTAGTCTATCGTCTATGATTGCATAGTTGTCGTCTACTACCATACTTGCTAAGTCTTCACGTTCTATTTGTTTAAGCTTTGATTCTGCCCAAGTCTTCGCAGACTTACCACCCCAAAGTAAATACGAAATATATCCGCAACTTTCTTTGTCTCCTTGATCATAGTAAACTTCTGCTCTACTTAAATAAGAATACAAGCGTTTAATCACAGACACCGACAACTTTTCTTTGTCCATTAATTGCTTACTTCTTAATTTTCCTATGCGTGTCGCGCACTTATTACCTACTGCTTTATTTAGTTCACGTCCACGTTTTGCGTTGTTGCTTACACTTTCCGGATAGTCATTATAAGATGCTAGTTTTTCTTGGCTTAGAAGTTCTTTAAGTTCTTCTATTGTAAACCTTTCTTCTAAGTCTTTTAAAGATTCCGTGTTTAAGTCGTACTTATCTGCAAAATATCCTTCTATGCTAAAACCGCGTATCTCTTTGTTAACGGCTTTCTTGTATATATCCTCGTTGTCTATTTTCATAGAAACCATCCAAGTACCTACAGGCATATCCATACCGTAAAGTGCAGACTTGTCTGTTTTACTGTTTTCTACTATCCAACTTTCAACTATTGTTGTGCCGTCAACTTTTTCACTATGTTCTAAGGTTGCTTTTTGGTGATTAGATTTTTTAAAGAATAGTTCTGAAGCTTTCCTAACTGTCTCTTCTGAAAAAAATATATAGTATTCTTGGTTGGTCTTGTCTGACCGTCTGTAAATTTGACGATTCGGCACTAAGGCAGCACCCATCAAAATTCTTTTTTCGCTATCTACTTCTTTAAGCAAAACTTCTTGTTTCTTTAGTGCTACAAAGTTTTCTTGGATTGCCGGTTCTGAAACTACTGAAATTGCATCGATACCTGCTTGGTCATCGTTTTCATCTATTACAAGTTCTACGATTTTAAACGCTCTTGATTCTTTGTTCATATTATAATAACTTTTAAATTGTTAAAGTGTTGCATTTTGTACACGGTTTCTATCTAAAGCTTGTGCCGTTGTAACTTCGCCACTAACTACAAACGCTTGTGTCGGTTGTTGTTGTAATTGTGCTAATTGATTTACGCCGCTATCACCCACCACGTTAAATTGTGGTGCTTGTGGTTCACTACCTGCACCACCACCACCTAAGTCGCCACCACTATCTAAAGGCGCACTTGATTTCAAACTTGCAATACCTTTTGCTGCTGCTGCTACTGAAGCTGCTATACCAATACCTGCACTTATTTTGTTTGCCGTTATTTCTGCTGCTGCTAAAGCCAAACCACCGGGAATTGCTGCGTATTTTAATTTAGCTGCTGCGTTTGCTGCTTGTGTGCTTATAACTATTTTTGCAATACCTACTGCGTTTTCTGCTGCTATTGCAAGTGCCTGTATTTTGTTGTTTTCACCTGCTAAGTCTTTAAGTAAACCTATGGCTGCCGCTGCATTGTTAAGTTGTGCATCTTGAATAGACCTTTTTGCATCTGCTACCTTTTGCTCATTTTCTAAAGCTTTGGCGTCTAAAGCATCTTGTTGCTGTTGAGCTTGTTCGCCAAATTTTAACCTTATGTCATTAAGTTCATTTAACCTACCAATCTCTAATTCATTGGTATCTAATCCATTTTGCTTTGCAAGTTCAATAAGTCTAAAATACTTTTCTTCAACAGCTCGCACCTCAATTTCTTGCTCAGTTAAAGTTCTTTCAAAGTTTTCTTCTTCAACTTCGGCAATTTCGTCTAGTAATTGATTTTTAAGATTTTCTAGGTTTTCTAAACGTTGTCTTTCTAATTCTGCAAGTTCTTTTTGTCTTGCAATTTCTGCTTTTTCGTCAGTTTCTTTTTTTGCTGCTGCCTCTTGTCTTTTCTTTTCTGCTTGTTGAGCAAGGTCAAATTCTCTTTGAGCAATTAATCTTCGTTTTTCTCTACCAATTACTGCAAGTTCAATTTCTTTGTTTACCTTTTCTTCTTTAGACAATAAACCTTCTAAACTATTAAGTTCAACTCCAAGCTGAAGTTCTTTTAAGTCCAAAATTTTCTTTTGCTTTTCAAAAATTTCATCTTGATTTTTTTCTTGATCAATAGAAAGGTCTTTTATATCTTCTTCAAGTTTTCTAATTTCAATACGTCTCTTTATATGGTTGTTGTTGTTTTTAATGGTTTGCTCCATCTCAGACTTTTGCTTTTGCTTTTCTTCTGAAATTTTCTTTTCAATTTCAAGTTGTTCTTCAAGACTTTTATTGTTTATGCCTAATATCTCTTTAATCTCATCAAATTTTGTGACAAGAAATGTTATACCAAACACTAATGCACCAACACCCAATGCACCTATAGCGTTTCTTATGCTTGTCAAAGCTTTGACGGCAACTTGCCCTAATTGCTGAAATGCGGGTATTGCATCTTTTACACCTTGCACTCCTTGTGACAAAGCCAATGCACTCTGAACACGCAATAATACAGCGTTCAATTCTTCAGATTCCGTGCTGACTAATCCAATTGCACCTTGTATTGCAGCAAAACCGCTTGTCGCTCCTGTCAATGCGCCTCCAAGTTTTTGGCTTAATGTTGTGGCTGCCGCATCAACTGCAATATCTGTTTGGATTTGTACCTTTCTATATTGACCGACTTTTGTTAGAAGTTCTTGGTATTCTCGGCTTGTCGTGTCACCTGCTAAAGCAAGTTCGTAAAGTCTGTCTTCTGCCTCACCCATTCTTGTAGTCAACGGTTGTAGTTCACCGTAAACTTCTTCAAATGTTTTATTTAGACCTTCTACAGAATCATTTGCAGTTTTTGTTGCTTTTGCAAAGTCTTGGAAGTCTTTGGCTGCTTCTTCTGCGTTATTGTTTATGTCTATGTTTATAGTTCGTTTTTCTGCCATTGTTTAAGTCTTTTTTTTAACACTTGTTCACGTTTCTTCTGCTTGTATGTTTCCTTTAATCCTTTAGGCATAGCGTATAAACCTTTAGCTACTTGTATGTTGTAGCTTTCTTCTAAGAAGTCATCTATTTGTAGTAAGTCTATTATGTGTTTTAGCATTACGGTTGTTGTTGTATAAATATTTGATTTGCTACTGTTGTTCCATCTGCGTAAGTGTATGTAACTGTCAAAGTGTAGATAGCTACATTACCTTCTTCAGTTCTTAGACGTATAAAGTCTTCCGTGTTTATGTTGTCTGCATCGTCTTCGCTTACGATCAATTGAAGCGTGTCTGTGTTTGCCGGAATACACACTTCTACTGTGCCGTCTGTTGTCAACGTGCTAGGCGTTATAGTTACACCTGCATCTGTTGTTGCTATCGTAGCACTTACTGCACCGTTTGGGAATAGTATTCTAACGTCTAAACATTGTGCACCTAAACTTGGTTGTAAAGGTTCTATAGGCTCGCCTCCACCTTGACTAATTACATCACTAAAGTCGTTTAACAAAACAAAGTCTACTTCACCTGTAGTCAAGTTAGACTTCATATCGTTTATCATATAGCGTTTGTCTCTTATTATAAGTCTGTCGTTTAGTTTTAGACTTGTAAGTAAGCTTATAGGTAGATTCGTTTTTACGCTTGTTTCTCTATTCTTTAAATTGTAAAGATTGCTTAAATACGGTTGGTAGTAAACACTAAACAAAGTATTTGGTACAATAGCATCTAACAAGGTGCTTATGTCTGCGTTAAAGTTTAGTGTGTAGTTTACATTTGTGTTTAACAAGTCTTGACCAAAAGGAGCATAAGACGTTAGTGTTTCGGGTGTAGTATTGTCTGTAAATCTAAACGAAGTTGTTTGGTTTGTATATTGGTACATTACTACAGGTTTAGGCGTGTACGCATTACCGTCTTCGTTTAATGTTTCGCCTATCTGCAAAGTAGTTCCTAAAAACTTTTGCATCATTATATTTTCAAAAGGCAATTCTACTTTAAAGTCACCACCATCGTAGTCAAAACTTACGCTTGTATTACCATAACCTCTACTTGTAAGATTTCTAAATATTGTGTTTGTAGCACTTTCGCTTTCTAAGTATTTAAACTCTATGTTTTGGTATAGCTTTACACGATCAATATTGATGCTTTCTATGTCCGTGTATTTTGTTATGTCTACTACTGCACCTTTTGCATACCATTCGCTTAATGGTTCTATTTGATAAACGTCTGTGTCTGTGCCGTAGCAAGTCAAGTTAAACATTTGTAAAATGCCTTTAAAAAAAGCTTCTACCGTCATATCCGGCAAGTAACTTGTAACACCAAAAATACTTAATAAGCTAAAAGGCGTAGTTCTTGCATAAAACAAATTTTGAATAGTTATAGTATTTGAACCATTAAAAATATTTGCTTCTTGTTGATAGCTTATAGATATATTAATAGTCATAGCTGCACTACCTCTTACATTAAAATTGTAAACTCTATTTAACGTGTTGTTAAACCCGTTGTCGTCTGCTATTTCATAACTTGCGTTGCCTGTACCTTCTATTGTTTGTACTAACTGACCATTAGAAAAAACGTCTAAGTAGTATGTGTCTGAAGACGTAGTAAACACACTTGCGCCTACTCTATTGCGATAGTCTACAACAGAATATCCACTTGGTAAACTTGGGAAAACTGTTTCTACAGGTTGGTGCGTGTAGTTTAAGACGTCAGTAGTCAAGTCAAAGTAGTCTGCAAAACCTAAAGCATTGTTATAGTTGTTGCCTCCTAAAGCACCTGTAGTAAAGTCTAAAGGTTGTGCTTTGCTTTTAAAAACAAATTCATTTGCATTCTGACAAAACAAATACGCTTTCTTAAATTGTTGTGTGCTTAAAAATGTACCGTTAAAAGTCACACCGTACTTAGTTTGCATACCTGCAAAAATTGTTTCTACTTTTAAAGCAGGAAAAAGTTCGTTGTATTTTACTGCACCTGCATCTGTAGTTAGGTCATTAGAACCACCGTCACCGTATGTTACATCTCTACTAAATACTAATGGAAAACGTATGTCGTAATCTACTGCACCGTTAATAATTCGTGTTTTTACTTCACTTGCATTATATGTAAATTCTGTAGTGTTTAGTTTTATGTCTATTAGTTTGTCATTACTAAACTTATCTTTTAGACTAATAACGTCACCATAGAAAGTAATTTGATAACTATACGCTTTGTTGTTTTTTACTTCTGCTTTTTCAAGACTTATCTTACCTGTTCTGAAAGGTGTAAAGTCTATTTCTATGTTTGCGTTTCTGCGTATGTTAAAATCAAATAACGTGTTTACATCGTTAAAGTCTCCTATGTCGTTTTCATAAAAGTGATGGAAGATTTCGTTGTTGATTGGCGAAGCAGGAACACTAAACGATTGGCTAAAGTCCGTAAATACTTTGCTAATGTCTTGCACGTTTTGTTGCGTACTTGTAACGTTTATTGATTCGTCATCAAATAAGTCTAAGCGTTGTCCTTCTATGTAAACTTGTACTGTTCGCATTATACTACGTTATTGATTAAGTCAAAAGCAAATTCAAAAGTAAGTTCATAGTTTATTACTTTCTTGTTTATGCCTTTTTGTTTTAGTAAGCTTTTACTTTGAACGTTTACAGGTGTGTACTTTGCAGTATTGTTGTAAAGTTTCTCCGGATCATAAAGCATAACTTTTTCACTTAGCAATAGTTCTTCAATGTATTCACCGTATAAGTCGTTTACCCATCCTGTGTTTAGCTTGATTGTTTCTTTGCCGTTCTTGTTAAATTCTTTTACTTGTCCTTCGCTTGTAGGTACATAAGGTAACGCACTTGGGTTTACTTTGTAGTTGTCTGCTTGTACGCTTATGTTTCGTGTTTTTGCTTTTTGGAAAAATATCCTTGCCCAACTTCCGTACCGATTTATAAAGTCTACTGCGACAGGTGTGTACTTTGGTTCGCATTGTGGCTCAAAGTAACCTGTCCAACGTACTGCACTACCTCCTGCTAAGTATTCTACTTTGTTACCTTGTGATAAGTTAGGTAAGTAAACTCTACTGAACGTTTTAACACCTGCAGTTGTAGCCGTAAAGTTATTGACTACACCTGTAACTAAGTTAGTGTATCTTATAACATCAGTTGCTGCAAGGTGAACGTCAAAGCTTCCTGCCATTGTTTGTGGTAAACTTGTTCCTACACCACTATCGTAATTGTAAAAATACCTTCCTTCAGAAAGTAAAACTGTATTATTAATCGTGTCAAAACCTTCCATATAGTAGTTATAGCCATCCATAAACTGACTTGTAGTAGTGCTTAACAAAGTGTATGTTCCACTTACTTCTTTATATTGCTTTAGAGTGTAGTTAACTATGTAGTTTGTGCTTATGTCTAAATCGTAACTATTATAAGGTTCTGTTCCACCGTTTGCCCAATTCGTAAAGCTGTAGTATTCTTTTACATAAGGCGAAATATTATAGTACGTTTTTATGTTGTTTGAAGCAGGTATTTTTTTGCTTAAAGTGTATTGTGGTGATGCAGGTTGACTTCCTGTAGTCCACAAGAACAATTCTATCTTAGAACCTGTCTGTCCTGTTTCGTCTATTTCTATAATGTAAGGTGAACGTGAAAGTGTTATACTCATTTCTTAAAATTTGATTTCGTTATTTGGTCGAATAGTTTTTCCATATCAAAGCCGAACATTTCCATAAGTTCATCCGGTAGTTTATCGTAATACTTTTCGAATGGCTTAGTAAAAAAAAGTGTAGGTTTTAGACCTTTAGAATATATGCTTCTTGCTATAATGTAACCCATAGACTTGTAAGACATAAACCTGCCTGTCTTCTTGTCTTTCCATTGAAAACCTTTTTGCTTTACCCATTTAGTCATAATTCCCGACATACCACCTTTCGCTTTTCCTATAAGACTGCTATTCGTACCAAACTTATATGGTGATTCGCTTTGCCTGTTTCCTTTGTTGCTTGATTTGTCGCCTTTAACACCTTGATCAACAAAAGCACCGTAGCTTTCCATTTCAAAACTTATCTGAATACTGTTCTTTGATTCTTTAACATAACCTCTTAGACTGTTGTTTAGATTGCCTTTCGTTTTTAAGTTGCTCTTAGCTTCACGAATGACATTATCCTTAAAGTCTTCTAACAATGCTTGTATGTTGTCAAATTGCGCCATTAGCAAATTGTCATACCGTTTGGAATTAATATATCGCAAGTCATTGTCCAACCTGCAAGTTTGTTTTCAAACCTGTCTACAAAAGGTTCACAACTTGGATTGCCGTCTATTTGGAATTTGTCAGACCATAAGTCACCACGTAATAATAGTTCGTAGCATCGTGTTAAGACTTGCAGCTGCGTGTTAAGTACATATAGTTCGTTGTCGTTGCCGTCAAATTCGCTTACTGTTTCGTCTTTTGTTATGTCTACAATATCCATTGCAAGTATGCTTATGTTATAGCGCACTACGTTAGATTCAAGCGAAGCCGTGTTAACGATAATATGCACAAGCGGAAATATTGTTTGTTTGCTTAAGTCTATGTCAAACAGGTTGCCTTGTGTTACTGTGTTTACTAAAACGTCTCCGTCAAAGTGTGCTTTTAGTTTGTCTATTATGTCAAAATAATCCATTATCGTTTCATTTGTTGTTTAAGTTCTCTTGCTTCGATTTCGTGTTTTTGTTTCTTGAACGTGAGATAGGTGAGACATTTAGTAAGTTTATATCCTGTAACTTGGTCATACTTTGTAATGTCTCCGTCAGCCAATCCATAGATAGAAGTGTACCATCCCCAATTTTTTCCGAATTGATTTCTTTCTGAGTATTGGTTAAATCCTTCGTCATCGTCTTCAGTTCTTTCTTCAAATAAGTCTGCGTAGCTTTCAGTAATTCTACGCCTAAATTCGACAAAAAAAAACTACTGCTTATAGCTACGTCTAAAGGTGCAAACTTCATTAACTCTTGCATATCTTCGTTAGGTTCGTAGTCTGCTATTTCGTACTTGTCTTTGTATCGTGTTTTGATAGGCCTGTACATTACGCTTAACGCTTTGTGATACGTCTTCCAATCTTTTAAATAGTTCTCTAAGTCTACATATTCACCGAAGCTTATGTCGTCAAATCGTGGAATAAAGCCGAATTCAATATCTTTGATTTTAAACTGTCTTATCAATTGTGGCTTTTCACTAAACACCTTTGTAAAGTGTGTAATCAATTCGTTCAAGTGCTTCATCTTTATCTTAGCAACTTCGCCTAACTTAATGCCACAAAATATCTGTATCATTTTCTGTGCAATAAATTCTTCATCATTGCTCTTATCTTTCATTTCAATGAATTGTTGATACCGGCTTAATGGTATTTCAGATAAGCTTGTAGGAAGTGTTATGTCTAACTTCATATAGTAATAACTTAATTTTCGTGTTTTTGTACTTTACAGAACATTATAGCTTCCGTAATTCTTGTTCATACCAAGCGTTTCCATTTCGTGATAACGCACCGCGTCTATTGCGTGATTGTAGTTGTCTATGGGTTTGTTTAGTCGTTTACCTGTCTTGTCTGTATCCCAACAATAAGACCTAAGTTCTTTAATTAGATTCGTGCTATTAGACGTTACTAAATATTCTTCACGTTGCATTACATCTATTCCGTAGTTTATACTGTCACGACCTTTCGTTACGCCTTTTATCGTGATTCCGTAGCGTTGTATGTCTGCTATGGATTTAGGTTCTGCACTATCTGCGTATACAGGTACGTCTTTAGGCAACTTCTTTGCTATGTCAGAATTAAGTAAACCTGTTTGGTAGACTATTTCGTTTAGTATTCGTTTTTCGTTATGTCTGTAGATTTCGATGCAGCTTGTCGGATCATTTGTGTAGCCAAAATCAAGACCTATGCCTACAAGTCTTGCTTCTTTCGGTATTGTGTCTATCTGCTTCCAATTACTAAAAACTACACCTTCAAGCATACCAAGTTCACCAAGTCCGTAGACCTTCCACCAATTGCGCCAATAAGTACTTGTTTCTGCTTTTAAACGATTCTTTTCTATTTGGTCAACTATACCTATGTCTAAAGCTTCGTTGTCTTTGTACGTTAAAATAATAAAATCTGCTTCTTTGTCTTCTTTGATTTCTTCTACCCAAAATTCATTAGCAGGATTAAAGTCTAAGTACACTTCTTTTTTTGTTCTTATAGAAAGTTCGTTGTAAGCTTCAAAGTTTACGTTATTACATTCGTTCACATAAAGTATGTCACGTCTTGCACCTCTTAACTTGCTTGAATCGTCTGCACTAAAAAATTCTATAAAGCTGCCGTTTGCAAATTCGTATTTTAGTAGTGACTTATTAAAGCGTTCGTCTACATACCTGTTAGTCCACTTCATACATTTCAAGAAATCTCTTAAAGCACCACGTCTTAAATGTGGTATGCTTTCTGCTACTACGCTAATTTCTAAGCCACCTGTCTTGGCTGCTTTGTCTATGAGTATGGGAAGTATTCCAAAAGTCTTTCCTGCAGAAGTTCCACCTTGTATAATCTTAATTCGTTTTTTTAACGCTAAGATTTTATTGATTGCAGTCGTTCTCTTTAACATCGGGAAATAATGGTTGTTCTATGTTTGTTTGTTCTATCTGCTCTTTTAGTGCGTTCAGACGTTGTGTTATGCTTGGGTTATACTGACCTACCATACCTCCTGTGATTTGGTCTTCGCGTATTTCTTTGCGTATGCGTGTACAGACAGTATAAAAATCTTTGTATTCTTCTTTCTTATCGAAGTAGTTGCTTATTGTTAAGTCGTACTTTTCCCAACAGAATATTTCGAAACCTTCCATAGTTAAAGGCACTTCTAATGGCTCACCTACCATATCACCACTTCTTTGGTTTAGGTGATACTTTACTCTTGGATTACTTTTGCGTTCTACTTTGTAAGCTTTGAACATTTCATACATTTGTTCTGTGCTTTCTATCTTTCTTGGTCTACCTCTTTTTGCCATTGTCTTTTTCGTTTTTTTGTAGGTTGTCTTTATAGCTTGTACTGCAAACTGCTAAACGTTGATCTGTGCCGTATTCGTTCACCATTGTATTGTTAGACATACAACGTGCCATAAAATCACGTCTCTTTTCTCCTGCTTTTGGTTTTGGTATAGGCATCTTAATAGGTTTTATAAATTTTTTCCATCTTAATATTTATTTCTCTTAAGCAGCTTGAACATTGTGTAGGTTGTTGATTAGTGCTAAATACTCTATTGTAAATAGTAAGCATTTTTCTTTGTTCGCTTGGCTTCATAGTTTCACTTCTTCTAGTGTACCATTCGTGTAGCCATTTGTGTTCGTCTTCCTGTAGGCACTTAGGTTGTGTGTACCGCCACAAGTTGTTAAGCTTTTCTTTTCGTTCTTCACACCCACAGTCGTCACCTGCTAACCATTTTACTGCAGCTTTTATACCTGTAGCTTCTGTTATCTTTTCTATTGTGTCTCCAAGACCTTCAGACTTCTTTTTAGTCGTTCGTTTTTTTGTTGCTTTCTTTGCCATTTGTTTTATTTAAAATTTGTTGAAGTTCTTCTATTTGTTGAAGTGTTTCGTTGTCTTGTTCTGCGTTGCCGTTTATCTTGCTTTGCAGTCTTTTAATTTCTGCTTTAATGTCTTTTATTCGCATAAGTGTTCGTAGTCTTCGTTTACATAATCTTCGTAATCTTCACCTACATTTATTCGTATTTCGTTCTTACAATACTTTAACGTCTGAAATATACTGCTTGTGCTTATTCGTGTTTCTTCAGAAAGTTTGCGTATTGACTTACCACTTTCACGATACAGGTTAAAAAGCATTTGATCATACCAATGCCAAGTCTCTACTTCGCTATCTATCTTATGAATTAAAGAAGTAAAAGCTTCTGTTTCTTCTATGTAGTCGTATTCTACTCCTAAGTTATACACTTCTTCTATATTAACTTTGTTTAGCTTGTTTTGTTGTTTACGATAATCGTGTACTAAATTGTAAAGCACACATCTTATGTAGTATTTATTTACAGTTCCGTTTTCCTGTAGTATGCGTTCCGGTGAACAATACTTACTAATCTTAATGTACATTTCCTGTACTATGTCTTCTGCTAAGTCGTCAACTCCTAAACTCTTTACGATGCGTAAATAGTCTTCGTGATGTTCTGCAACTTTACTAAGCCATTTCATTGATTAGTATTTAAACAAATGTAGTGATTATTTTCTAATAGTGTATAGACGTAGTTTTACACGAAACGTTGTTAACAAAAAAAAGCACCCATTTCTGAGTGCTTAACTAATCTAAACTAACCTAATCTAAAAAGGTAAATCGCTACTTGGTAAGTCTTGCGGCATATTTTGTTTTGGTGCTTCTGCTTCTGCTTGGTAAGGTTCTGAAAACTTTAAGCTAAAATACTTCTTGCCGTTCTGTGATTCGTTTAACCATACTGCAACGTCTTTGGCTTTGCCGTCTATCATTGCTTTGCCTTTGTAGTCCGGATGTTGTTCCGTCTTTTTGTAGTCGTTCTTAAAAATTGCACCTGTGTTGTCTTTCTGTTCCATTTACTTTATGGTTTTACTTAAAATGTATGCGCTTAACGTCTTTCGTGTGCGCCTTGCTTTTTCTGTTAAAAGCTTCTTTTGTTTGTCTGTTACTCTTATGTGAATAACGCTAGTCTTTCGTGTTTTCGTTGTCTGCATTGTATTCGTTTAGTTCTTTAATAATTAGATCAACACCTCTATAACTATTTATCTTTCTGCTTTTGATAAGCATAACAGTTTCATCTATTGCAGCTTTGTCGCCTATAACGTAGCCAAGTTTGCTAAGAAGTTGTTTAGCGTGTTGTTCTTGTTTCTGTAGTTCCCTGTAATATTGAAATATTTGATTGTCCATAAACTTAATTTAATTTTTTATACTGTTTTATTCGTTTTTCCAACGTTGAAAACTTTATTTTTTTTGGTATTACATATTTATTATTGTGCAAAGCTTTGTACCAACTTGCTAAATCAGACCACCAATTTTTGCTATACATAAATCTTGAACCGTCTTCTAATGTATGGTACTGTATAGCATAAAATAACATTATGTCTGTAGGTTCGGGTTTATAATATCCTTTATCTTCTTCGATATATCTAAAACCAAAAGAATATTCTAATTTATAAAATAATAAAGGCAAAAAATCTTCGTAATGTATATGAGTTTCTTTATAATCTGTCAAGAAATCAATTAAATTATCAACTTCTATATAGTCTTTATGACTTGTATTTTTAAACCTCATTGTATTAAAGTGTTATAATATACACGACATTCTTCTATTCTGTCGTAGATTGACTGTACTACTTGTTCGTCATATTCTACTACAAAAGTTTTAATTCGTTTTTCTGCAGGTATGTTGTCGAAGTTGTGCTGCGCTTCAACGTGTTCACGAAGTTCATCACTTTCATCTATTAAGTGTTCTTTCCAATGTGCACGTCTT